CAATGCTTTCTCCTAACAGGCCACCTATCGATGCTCACTAGAATCAACACAATGAGGAGCCCTGAACAATGCCGCTGCCCGCTCTAGCCGCAGGTGGCTCATTCCTGTCTGGATTGTCGGGACTCATGACCCGCCAGGGGCTGATGGCTGCTGCGACCTACGGGCCACTCATCTTCCAAGCAGCAAGCCAGCTGAATAATCCCGATCCCACGCGTGATACGTCTGACAACATAGGTGCCGCAGTGGGCAGCCTTGGTGTTGGAATTCCCGGGGCGCTCCTTGGCTCGTACCTGGGCAGGAGGGGCGGGCGATCCCTTGCTTACCGCACTGGTAAGCCATTGAATCCAGACATCCCCGGAGTGAGACTCGGTGGTCAAGTGGGGGGAACCATTGGCGGGGCCCTCGGCGGATTGGCTCTTGCAGGGGTAGGGGCCAACGTCGGTCAAGGGGTGGCAGGGTTCACAAAGGGGGACGCCCTCTCGCAGCAGATCAGGATGAATGAGCGGCTGTTCGAGTCTCAGGCGCGACTCCAAAGAGAAGCTCAGGAGGCTTCGCTTCCTTTGATGCGCAGTCAGCAAGATTTGGCGTTACGCGGGTACGCAGATCAAATGCTGCTTGAAGAGAGAGCCCGCGGACTCGATGCCTATCGCTCTGCTCTTTACGGGGTAGTCAATCGGCCACCCGTACAGGACAACGGGTTCTCCACCGCTCTCGCTCAATACGCTCTTGGGGGATTCGCCTAATGGCATACATCCTGCCGCAAAGCACATTCGCAGACCTAACAAGGGGACTGCCGGGCCCGCAGATTATCCCCGGCGCTGGTGGGTTCGCCGCCGCCCAGCGGAGCAGAGATGAGCAGGACGCCGAGCTCAGAGCGAGCCAGCTGCGTCTTGATACGGAACTGGAGTCCGATAGGTGGAAGCACGAGCAAAGCTTGCGAGAACTTGCACCCGGCAGCGCGAAGTCGGCCAAGCCTAAATTCAGTGATCGCCTCTTTGCTCTTGCCAATACAGGTGCGTTAGCCAATATCGCTAATGCTGTAGCTGGCTTCCCTACCGAGGGGGGCAAATCCCTGATGAATGCATATCAGAAGTCCATAGAACAACGACCATCCATGACTGACGTGGGGATCAAAGCACTTCAGGACGCAAGCGAGATAGCTGCCAATGTCAACAACTTGGGAGCAGCCGTGCCCCTTGCATTTCAGGCGGATCTAATCAACTCAAACAAGGATCTATGGACCGCACCTCGACTCTCCTATTTCCGGCCGGGCTAGCATGACTGACAAGTCTGGCATCCGAGGAGATTAGGCCATGGTTGGGAACTTTCTCTACGGGGTCGGCAAAGCTATTGACCCCAGCCAGTCGACAGCGGCGCGAAACGATCAAAGGAGGCTGCGGCTGGAAAAGGAGGCCGAAGAGCGAACGCGGCGAGCCCTGGCCCAGCAGGATTTCTTTGGGCAACTGAGAGGGCTCACCGCAATTGACGAGCAAAACGCAAACAAAGCGTTCAACCGTGGGGAGCAAGGCAAGGATAACGATCTAACGCGTGGTATCGCAAAGCAGGCTAGTGAAACCGAGCTGCTGAACCGGATCATTCCTGTCAAGACGGCATCGACCATACAGATAGGCGAAGGCAAGGGAGAGCAGGACAGAAAGACCATAGTGACCGCGGGGCAAGCAAGCGAAAGTTACGATGCCACGCAGAGGAAGGGTGCTACGACCGCTTTTCAGGCTGTGTTCCCCATGGTCAACGATGGGGTCCTGGCACAGCAATCTAATCTTCTCACAAACGGCCTTCAGTACGCGATCAATGCTGAAGAGCGGGAAAGGGAAAGAAGCTACCAACGAATGATGGAAATGCAGGAAAGAATGAGACCCAAGCTCGGAACAGTGCTAGCGGCAAACGCACCAGCGCTGCTGGGGACGGTTCTGGGGATGTTCGGGGCGTAAACAATGGCTCCTAAAAAGTCGAACAACAAGAGCAACTCCTCTAGCAAGAGCAACTCCTCTAGCAAGAGCAAGTCCTCTAGCAAGAGCAAGTCCTCCAGCAAGGACAACCAGAAGTCCGCTGCTGATCGGGCGAGGGCCTATAAAGAGGCGGCAGAAGAAGACTTCCAAATGGGGAAGCGCATCGGTGAAGAGCAGCTTGGCTTAAACGTCAGGTACACCGATGCCATGGCGCCAAAGGCATTGGACTATGCCCGGCAGTCCCAGTCCATCGCCGATGACAGTTACACCAGGCAGTCCGGGGTCGACAGAGATATTCAGCTTCAACTAAGACAGGCCGACACGGCCAACGAAAATTACCTGCAGCAGGAGCAGGGAAACATTCAAAGCCGCCTGCAGAATGAAAGAGGAGTCATTGATCGAGACCTTGAGGGCATCAGGGTCGGCGGACAGAAGTACGCCTACGACAGACAACTAGAGGGGACAAAGTACGCCCAAGACGCAGAAAGCGGCAGGAGCCGTTATACGACTGATGCTCAGACAGCAATCAATCGTTATTCTCAGGACGCAGAAACAGGGCGATCACGTTACGGGCAAGACCAGGAGACTGGCCGCTTCCGCTTCGGCCAGGAGCAGGAGACAGGCAGATTCACCCTTGGCCAGCGAGAAGAGACCGGCCGCGTTCGCTACGCACAAGACGCAGAAACGGGTCGATTCAATCTCGGCCAAAGAGAAGAGACTGGACGTCTTCGTTACGCTCAAGACGCCGAGACTGACAGGTTTGGTCTTGGCCAAAGAGAAGAAACTGGACGTGTCAGATACTCTCAGGACGCAGAGACAGGTCGATTTAATCTTGGTCAAAGAGAAGAGACCGGCCGCCTACGCTACGCCCAGGACGCCGAGACCGATAGGTTTGGCCTTGGCCAGCGAGAGGAAACCGGACGTGTCAGATACTCTCAGGACGCGGAGACAGGTCGATTTAATCTTGGCCAAAGAGAAGAGACTGGACGTCTTCGTTACGCCCAGGACGCAGAGACCGACAGGTTTGGTCTTGGCCAAAGAGAAGAAACTGGACGCGTCAGGTACTCCCAGGACGCAGAGACGGGGCGCTCTCGATTCACGCAAGAACAAGAGACTGGTCGCCTTCGGTATGCCCAGGATGCCGAGACCGACAGGTTCGGTCTTGGCCAAAGAGAGGAAACTGGCCGAGTCAGATATTCCCAGGACGCAGAGACGGGTCGTTCCCGATTTGCCCAAGAGCAAGAGACTGGCAGATTCAAGTTTGGCCAGAGACAGGAGACCGGGCGAGTCAGGTATTCGCAAGATGCAGAAACCGCCCGCTCTCGATACAGCCAGGACCAAGAGACCGGAAGGTTCACTCTTGGCCAAAGAGAGGAGACCGGTCGCCTTCGTTACGCGCAAGATGCTGAAACCGACAGGTTTGGCCTTGGCCAGCGAGAAGAGACCGGGCGGGTCAGATACTCACAGGATGCGGAGAGCGCCCGCTCTCGCTACGCCCAGGATCAAGAAACTGGCAGGTTCACCCTTGGCCAGCGGGAAGAGACTGGACGCCTTCGCTATGCACAGGACGCCGAAACTGACCGATTTGGCCTTGGTCAGCGGGAGGAGACTGGCCGCGTTCGGTACTCACAAGATGCCGAAACGGGGCGCACCAGGTACACAGCTGACACCCAGCGGGACATCAACCGGTACTCCCAGGACCGGGAGAGCGAGCGATTCGCTCTCGGCCAAAAAGAGGAGACCGGACGCACACGTTACACCGCGGACTCCCAGGAGAGAACCAGTAAGTACGGCGCTGATCAGACCCTAAGAGGCACCAGGGCCCAGGTTCGCGGTCAGATGTACGGGGCTGATCGCTCCCTTGATGCCACCCGGTATTCCTCTGATAGCCAAGAGCGATCCTCCCGCTATGGGCAGGATGCGGAAAGTGGCAGGACGAGATACACGGCTGACACCCAGCGGGCCATTAGCCGCTACAGCCAGGACGCAGAGAGTGGCCGGACCAAGTACACGGCCGATTCCCAGGAGAGGACCAGCAAGTACGGCGCTGATCAAGCCCTAAGGGGGACCCAGGCTCAGGTCCGCGGCCAAATGTATGGCGCTGACCGCTCTCTTGACGCCACCCGGTATTCCTCTGATAGCCAGGAGCGATCCTCTCGTTTTGGTCAACAACAAGAATCTGAGCGGACTCGCTATACAGCTGATTCTCAAGAGAGGACTAGCAAGTATGGTGCCGATCAAGCCCTCAAAGGCACCCAGACCCAGGTTCGCGGCCAGATGTATGGGGCTGATCGGGCCCTCGAGGGAACCCGGTATTCCTCCGACAGCCAGGAGCGGGCATCCCGCTTTGGGCAAGAGCAGGAATCCGAGCGGACACGTTACACGTCCGACTCTCAGGAGCGCCTTGCTAAGTACAGCGATGACAGCCGGGAGCGCCTTGGCCGGTACAGCGCCGATTCTCAAGAGCGCATAGGCCGCGACCGCAACACCAGCGAGGAGCGCCGAATCGGCATGGCTGGAGAGCAAGAGCGCAAGACCCTCACTCAAGGAACCGACGAGGCCCTGCGCCTAAGGGCCGACGCGAGGGGTGCCATTAGCCGTTACTCTCCGTTCTCCCGCGGCAAGGCCGCCGCCAGATACTTTGGCTGATTCCCATCCTGGGGTATCGGCTTTTCTCTCCTCGCTAAATAACGAGCAACGGGAAAGATTCCTAACAGAGGCCGACAATCGCGATTCCGTGTACCAGCTCTGGATGTATGCCAGTGCCATGGGATATGAATCGTGCTTTCTCGAGCTGGAGTCTTGGCAGAAAGAACGCTATCCCAGGCTGAATCGAAAACTGGCGCTCACCGCAGAGGCCGTGCGGCTCCAGCAGGATATTGCAGCGCTTCGAGCTTGCGAAAATCCGGACCCGAGGCTCATCGCTGCTCTGACAAAGGAGTTGCGAGGGCACCTGGTGGAGATCGAGCGGATGGAGCGCGGCCAAGATCGACGGGGGCTCCTGCTGGCTGGAGCTGATCGACTCCTGAAGACCGTGCAGGATTCCTTTCCTGACGACCCCGAAATGCAGAGCGTTTTAGAGGAATCATTCGAGACCTTCCTCGCCCAGCTGAGAGAGGAGCGCTGAGTTGTTACATTGCCAGTTATGGCTGGCACTTCGATAGCCCAGGCGCGCAGGCGCTCCACGCTTGCTGCTGCTAAAAGGCTCCCAAAGAGAACATCCGCAGATGCGGCGGTTCCAGAAGACATTCAACTGGCCCGTGACAATTTCGCGGCCTTTTGCACCCGGATGGGGAAGCCGCCAGCGCCGCACATGATGCTGTGGCACGAGAAGTTCATCACCGGCAAAAGCAGCGACCACCTCCTTGATGTTGCTGGGCCCAACGAATGCCTACTGAGTCCCAGGGGATCCGCAAAGAGCACCTTCGTGGGATTGCTATGCGCCTGGCTGATCGGGCGGCATGCCCTGCAAAGGAAGCTGTTGCGGATTCTTTACGTGTCCTACAACATCGACGTAGCCAGGGGGAAGAGCCTGGCCATTAAGACTTTGATTCAGTCATCGGACTATCAGGAAGTTTTTCCGATGGTTCGCCTCTCCAAGGCGAGAACAGCAGACGAGTTGTGGTCGATTGATTTTGATTTTGCAGGAATTGATGTCAGAGGAGAAGACGCCTTTACTGTCGCCTGCGCGGGCCTGCGTGGAACCATTGCTTCCAAGAGAAGCAGTCTTGTGATTTTGGATGACCTGATCAAATCCAAGCAGTCCATTGCGAATCCAGAAATCCGCAGGGAAATGGAAGCGAACTGGAACAGCGTCATTGTTCCAACCATGTTCGAGGGCGCCCGTGCCATCGCCCTGGGCACCCGGTTCCATTTTGACGACATGTTCGCCACCACGTTCATTGAACGCAATGGGTGGGCTGTCACGATTCAGGCCGCCCTTGAATACAACAACGACGGGGATGTGCGCTCCTACTGGCCGCAAATGTGGGGGCTCGAATATCTGTTAGGGCTGCAGCGCAAGGACGGAGTCTCCTTTGCGTATCAGTACATGAACCAGGCGGTGCGATCCGCGGAGCTGGGGATTTCCCCTGAGTTGTTTATCAAGGGATCCATTCCCGACACGTTCGACATGATCGGCGTCGGGATGGACCTCTCCTCTGGCCTGAAAGAGCGCAATGACTGGACCGTGTTCATGCTCGGCGGCAGGGATGGGGAGAAGGGCTATTTGATTGATTACAGGCGAGTGCGCTCCATGGGGAACATTGAGAAGGTAGAGGCCCTGTGCGAACTCTTGTCTGACTGGAATTTGCTGATCCGCGATGGCAGCAAGTACCGGCCCACTCGCTCTGATGTGATGATCTGGCCTGAATCGGTGGCCTATCAAAAATCGTTCCAGGGTGATTTCCAGAGGATTGCCCACCAAGACTGGGGCCTCACTAATCTGAGGGTGTCTCCAGTCACCGGGATTCGCGGTGACAAGCTGTCCCGGTTCCGCGGGATCATGGGCCTATTCCAAACCCACCGCGTGATATTCAACAAGTACAGGGACTGGTCTGTCGTGCTGGAAGAGGTGCTGAACCTTGGGCACACAGCCCATGACGACTGTGCCGACGGAGTTCAGATCCTGCTGGACCAGTTGTTCAGGCGCGGTCCGGCAGAGCTCGAGTATTAGCCCCTTCTCTGGCGAACTTAGGATAGACCAATGAGCGAATACAACGATTCCCGGTCCTCCCCATTCCAGCAACTCCTGGAAGCTGCGCGCAGTCGCAAGGGCGGAAGCGGTGACACCACCGTCATCACTGGGCATCTTGCTCAGATGCGGCTTTTCATGATGCGCCAGGGGGTTGAGTTCTACCCTCGGCAGGATTCCTACGGATTCCGGAAGTCATTCCTGGAGAGGATCATCGAAGAAAACGAGATCGACGCCAGGCTCGAGGGGATTGGAGATGACTTCGTGCTTGACGGGCTAGGGCTTTGGTTCTTTCGCCCGGTCAAGGACACCTACCGCATCATGTGGTTCACCCGTGACAACTACAGGTCCTACTACGACGCGGATGAGCAGATCGATGAGATCGACCTGATCTACTCCTACAAAGAGCGCAGCCAGGCAAACAAGCTCAATGTTTCAACCACTGGCGGTTTCACGACGAAATGGGTCCGGCTGGTCGTTCGAAAAGACGAGATCATTGAGGAAATCAGTAACGAGAGGCCGTCCTTTGAGGACCCCATCGGAAGCCGCTTCTCCCCCTCCCTCGGCTCCGCTGCTGCCTCTTCGTCGGTCATTGGGAAGTCGACTCGGACGACACGGAACTCCCTGGGCTTTATCCCTGCGGTCGAGGCGTTTAACAACATGCGCTCTTCCGGTATGGATGCCACCGGGGACTTTGATGGCCTGGAGGGACACATCATGGTGCATGACTCCCTGGTTCGTAATATCCGCGAAAACATTCGTTTCTACGGCAACCCCACACTTGTTTCCAGTCGGGCTAAGCACGAGATGATGGAGTCCGGGGATGAGCAGTCTCGCCGGCCCACTATTGCTAGTAGAGCCGGTTTCGAGTCGACCGCTCCTCGCTCTAACTGGTCTAATTCAGGCGGAGGCCGCTTTGATTTAACAGGAGCCCCATCCCTGGGATCCAACATGAGAGTGCCTCGCCTGATCGCCAATCTCGAGGCCACCGACCGGGTGCAATACATCACGCCCAATGCGGTCAGCGGCGATCAGAACATGTATGCCAGGCAGTATCGGGAGGAGATCCGAACAGCCCTAGGCGGCGTTGATGAACTCGGCATCTCCTCCGGCGCGACCGCCTACGAGATCAAGAGCCTCTTCGGCCGTGCGGCAACAACGGCCCTCAGGAAGTGTCGCGGGTTGCTGACCTACGGATTGTGCAAACTGCTAGGCCTGATGATCCATCACGAGGAGAAAATCTTCCGCGACTCCTTCTCTGCTGCATTAGGGATTGCGCCGCCAAGTGCGCCAATCTTTGAGCAGTTTGAAGCCGATGGCGCTACTGCGGAGTATGAGGAGGCGGAGCGTATCTACAGAGAGGAATACGCCGCCTGGGAGCAGGAGATAGAGGCCAACCTCTCGGAGGCACTGGAGAACCAGGATCTCCCAGTTGGAGTTGTCGGGCTGATTCCTGACGGGGATCGGCGAGTGGAGTGGCGCTGGAGGGGGCCGGTCTTTGAGGAGAGCCCTGAAGACGTTCTCAACGCATCGATCGTGGTGCGGAACCTTCAAGAACTTGGGGTGGACTCGGTGGAAGCACTGAAGCATTTATTCCCCTCAAAAACAGATGAGGAACGCAGCGCTATGCTGTCAGGGTATCCATTCAGGATGGCCCAGGCCACGCAACAGAGCATTGGAACATTCCTCTCGCTCATCGGGGACATGCAGCAGATCCCTCATCCGCAGCAGCCCGATCTTCCACTCCTGGCAGACCCCAGGCTCGACCTGGTTCCATTCGTTTATCGGGCTTTCGATTTCCTCAAGCGAGAACTGACCTATGCAGGACAATTCAACGATGCCGCAGGTGCCTCAGGCCCCAGCGAACTCGATGCCATCGGTAGAGCACGCGCAGGCGCCGGTCTCCCCGCAGAGCTACCAGGCAGCAGCGGCCCCTTCTTCCTACCAGACAGCACCCGGTCCAGCACCGCAAATGGTGGATCCGTGGCAGGCGGCCTATCAGCGCCTGAGCGGCGGGCTGAACGGGATGCCCCAATCCCAGCCCCAGGCACCGTATTGGCAACAAGCGCCACAGGCGGCTCCCTCCCCGGCTTACTACCCTTCGCCTACAACCAGCTACCCAGCGGCGTTCAGTACGGGGATCCCGATTTCGCTGCCCCAAGCAACGCCGGTCTATTCGCCGAGCTATCCGAGCGCGCTGCAGAACGTGCCAGCGCAGTACGCCCCGACCCAGGCCCCGCAAGAGGTCGAGGACGGGTACCTAAGCGGCGTAAGCAACGAAAGTCTTGAGGTTCTTCAGCACTTCGGCGCTGAGGCCCCGGCCCTTCTCAATCGTTACGCCTGCACCGTAGAGGATGCCCTGCTGGCCCAGGCTGAGCAAACCGGCACCACGATGCAGCAATTGCAGCAACTGGCGCAGAACATGAGCCAAATGGAGGTGATCCTTAATGCGGCCATTGAAGACAACAACGCCTACAACTATCTGACCACTGATCCCGACCTGCTGGCTGATTACGTCAACGACTTCTTCGGACCCGAGGGCCCTGCTCCCGTGGAGCTCCCTCAGGACCGCCTGCGTGCTGAGGTAGAGGCCAACCAGCGCCCCTATCAGAGGCCCGAGATGCCCATGCCCGCGCCATCTGGCCGTGGCGGTGGTGTCAATCCAGAGGACTTCTGGGCTCAGTTCAACCAGGTAGCCACCACCAGGCCCGACCAGCTCTGGATGCTGCTGGACCAAGTCCAGAGCCAGGCTCCTGAACTGCTGACCTCTAAGTGGCTCGTGAGCGAGGGCTGAGATGGCCAACTTCCCCGCTGGAGCCATGCGCCCTCCCAATACTGGACCACAGGGCCAAGCTATTGGTGCTTTTGACCAAGGCCCGCGGCTGGGTCAGCAGCACATCAATGCGGCGCTTATGCTTATCCCCACGGCCGAGACTGCAGGCATCAACGCTGTCACCGATGGTGCCCGCGCCTTGCAGGTTGCCAGCAACACCCAGGAGCACCAACTCCGAACTGCTGCCAATGCAACACTGAACACCCAGGCGGCGCAGAAATGCTGCCTGGATGGGCGGCTGAACGCAGCGTTGAAATACCGCCAAGAGGAATACGTGCCTGCGATGTACAAGCTGGCAAATCTTCTCTCTTCGGCCTAAGGGTAATACAAGGCAATCATTCGGCCCAGGGGTAATACAAGGCAATCGGAATGCATGCCAGCTGTGGCTAGCATGGGACTACTCTCGCGGTAGACCATGCGCCTTGCTGGCAGCCCGGAAATTTACGAGGCGCTAGCCAAGCACTTCGTCAGCGACGATGTGCCTCGTCCAGCCGCAGAACACATGGCCGCAGAGGTCATGGTGCATGGGGATGACGCTGACATCCGCATTGATGAATTCATGCGGTACTACGGAATGTACAAGGACAAGGGCTTCTCCGATCAAGCCGCTCAGCACCTTGCAGTCGAGGCACTAGAGGGAGAGAGCGACCCTCCGGCCATGACGCGGCGATTCGCTGGCACCTACGAGGACTGACATGATTTCCCTGCGCCAATACGCCATCCACACATCAGAAGAGCCTCATCAGTTGGCCTTCTGGGATGCCCTGGAAGCTCGCCTAACCCCAGAGCAGCGAGCTCTCTATGCCGATGGCGGCGAACTCCGAGAAGGTGTCTGGAAAAAACCACCACAGGAGCGCCCCGCCGATGAGGTCAGGGCCGAGGTCAACGAGTGGAAGACCAAGGTCAAAGCCCTCAAACTCAGCCAGCCCGATGCTTTCACCTGTCAGGCGGCCTGTATCGCCATGGCAGTGCGGGATCCTGATATCAGGGACATTCGCCGCCGGCTGACCAGTATCGGCACAGCTGGTGATCCGGCAGTCATGGCCCGGGTTATCAAGGGATACGACCATGTCGCCCATACCTACACAAGCAACGCCTCTTTGGACGAGGTTTACCAGTGGCTGAAAGCAGGAGAGCTGCTGATCACGCATGGCTGGTTCACAGGCTCTGGGCATGTAATTGTGCTTGATGGCCTGATGCGGGACCACAAGAGCGATCGATGCCTCATCAACGTGGCGGATCCATGGTCGGAGTTCTCTGCACCGGCCTGGAAGTATCCCGCGTCTGGCGTGAAATTCTACGACGGCTTCTATACGGAGCCTTGCATTTACGCAGCCTGTGTTGCCGGTGCGAGCGTGAGTGACGCCCGCAATGTTTACCGTTCAGGCAAGGTGGACCGATCCCGCAAGGGGATGTGGGTCCATCGCATCACAACTCGCGGATAACAATCTGCCCAGTGGCAAAGCGATACACGTCACCCGTGGCGATAACAGCTGCGGGCGAGAGCAGGCCGTAGGTAATGAAATTACCCCCAGTAGGCGCATCCCAAATACCAAGATGCGTGATGGTCTGAGCCGAAGCGGCTGAACTGGAAGCCGTAACCGTGGCCGTATTGCTGACCTGGAAACCCCCTCCCGCGCTAGCTGCTGGCACACTCAAGCTCGAAGTAGCCAAAGTTGTCCGCCCCCCAGCCAGAGCCGTACTGACATCACTATTGACCCCGGAGGAGCCGGGATCCGCGGTGTGATGGCTGAGGTACACATTGCTCAGTGCCGCTGGAAACGTAGTTCCCCGGAGCCAGTTGAGCTTATTGGTGGCGTGGTATTGAGAGGATGGCATGAATGGCCTGGCAGTCAACCTATTCTGACAGGTTGAGACTAGCCATAAGGGGAAAGAATTGTTGGTGATGCGGTGATCGTTGTTTCCCCCTCTATCAAGATGCTGGGTTCCAGGGTTTGAACTGCGCGTGCCGTGAGTTCAGTGCTCATCTCGATATCCGCGGAACCCGCAGATAGGGCTGCCCGGGCCAGGATCTGAGACTCCATCTCCAGGACAGCCTCCGACTCGGACAGGGGTATCACTGCAAGTTGAACCCTGTAAGGAAGTTCTGTCCACTGGCTGCTCGAGACAAGGAACCAATACTTTCCAGGTGGCAAGAGGATCCCGTAGTTTGATGTGAACGGTTCGTCAGCCTCTGCCTCGCTGGCTAGGACAACTGCGGAGCCGCCGTCGCGCAATGCATAGTCATAGGTGGCGTAGCCCCTCTGCCAGTAACCGGCGTTGACATAGCCAAGGTCAACCGAATAGGGAGACTTGAGGACTTCCACCGGATAGAGCTCGGAGCCTGCAAAGCCGTCATCGCCAAGGGCAATAGGCCCAGCGTTGTTACGCAGGCTGACCATGACGTATTGATCGGTGTATTTGTTGATTCGGATACGCCTGAGGCCAATTCGAGAGGGGGCCTCTATATCAAAGGAAAAGAACAGGGTCTGCGTCCCGCTTTTCGCTCCGACGACACCGCGAAAGTCGAGCTTGGCATTCGAGATTGGACCTAGGTCCCTAGAGTCGTGGACAGAGTTGTACTTGACGTAGGCCTGGCGATTGAAGTCCGGCCGTGTGCTGTCACTGCCACCATAGGTGCGATTAGCAAGGAGGACTGAGTCGGATTGGTCCACAGCGATTTAGAGGGGGTAGGTACTGTCAAGGTGCCCAGCACTAAGGGCCGAGCGGAACTCAGTCAGCTGATCTGGAGTGAACGAG